CGCCGCCCGCCGTCGTCCAACTGATCGGAATGCTGCCGCCCGTCGTCACCAGAAGCGACGCGATGCCGACCGTGGCGCTGGTGGTTGAGTTGGAAGGAGTCTGAACGTGGAGGCTCGCAGCCTCCGAATTGATCGTCACGGAGGTGATGGCGCGGGATTCAGAACTCGACCGGATGGCGACCGGGCAAACAACGATCAGGGCATCGTCGGCGGCAGCGCCGATGTCAACATTGCTGCCGGACGTGATCTCGCCCAGGTATTCCACGACCGCGCCTTGCGCCCCCGCGCTCCATGACGTGATCGTGACCGAGAACACCCCCTTGTCCTGGTTGGTGAAATACCCGCCCGGCCCGAACTGCAGCGCGTCGGTGGCGGCGTCCAGCGGCGCCGGCAGCGTGTCGGTGTACTCGTCCGCCCAGGTCTCGCCGTCGGCCGAGCTCCTGAGCGTATAGGTATCGCCGGCCTCGGCGATCTCGAGCTGCAGCCAGTTCGGGCCGTCCTTGCTGCCGTTCGCCGCGGCGCCGTCGTCGGTGACCGTGAACTGGTTCGACTTGCGGAAATCGCCAAAAATCCGGCTGGCCCGCATGGTCGCCGGGTTGCCGCCGTCGCCGCGCAAGGCCACCAGGTGGAAGTCGTTGGCCGATCGGAAGGCGAAGCCGACCGCCGCCTGGCGGCCCTGGCGGGTCATCTGCGACCAGTCGGCCACATAGCGCATGGTGTAGACGCCACCCGCCGCGGCCGTGCCCCAGTCCTTGAGGAAGGTCGCCGAGCCGCCGTTCTTGCCGACGATCCTCAGCCCTTGCGCCGTATCCTGCTGGATCGGATCGGCCTCGAAGCCGCCGCCGTCGAACTCGGGATCCTCCTCGTCGGGCGTCTCGATGTCGCCGTCGCCGGCGCCAATGCCGGAATCATTCTCGCCCGCCGTCTCGGCGATGGTGATCGGCAGCACCGCCTCGAATTCGAAACCCAGCGCATCGGTGACCCTGACCATCGGCGATTCCTCCGTGTTGCCCCGGCCGGCGAGCGAGGCGGCGACCTGCAGCTGGGCGCCGGCGATCTGCCACAGGTCGTCCGGGTTGCTCGTGAGCGTGAAGCTGGCGGGCTCAGTGCCGCCGACCATGAACAGCGTGCCGACCACGGCGCCGACCGCGGCGTCGTCGTCGATTTCCGCGTGCGACAGCACGATCCCCGTGGGCCCGGACGGGCCCGGCGCACGCCGTGCGCCTAAACCCAGGCCCAGCCCGAGCCTCAGCCCGGCCATCGGTCAGGCCGCCGCGATCACGGCGACCTTGTCGCCGGGGCTGACCGACTTCTCGGTGCGCTCGCCGGCCAGCAGCGGCCGCGACGCCGAGCCGGGGGCCGACGGGATCTCGGCGTCCGGATCCGCGCCGATCGCATACCAGCAGTCTTCCTGCGCCAGCAGCTCGACCACGTCCTCACCGGCCTCGGCGGCGAGCGTGGTGACCGCCGAGGCGGTGGCGGGCTCGAGCTGCTCGGTGCGGGCGGCGGCCCCGACCGACAGCGGCGCCACATGGACCGGACGGGACGCGAGCACGTGACTGGTGAAGGTGACGATCAGCGCCATGGGAATCTCCTATGTTGGGATCTCGGTGAGGGCGGCTATATTTTTGCCAGACACAGGAACGGCCAGGGGGAGTCCCACGCCTGATTTTCCGACCAGTTGAGGTCGAAGCCGTCGGGATTGAACTGGAAGATCTCGCCGATGCTCCCGTTTACAGTCGGCGAGGCGATCTTCCTCAAAACCGTCTCGCTCATGCTGGTGAATTCCTGCGTCGTGTTCGGTGCGCTGGCAGGCCAATTGTGCTTGGCGACGAAGCAGGCGCTGAAGTTTCCGTCTTCGGCCGAGGCGATCGCCGGTCCATAGCCCGGAATGCCCAACTGGAAGCCGTTGGTCGACGGCACGTAATTCATCACCGCATAGACGAACGTCGGGCGGAACCCCACACCGGAGACTGTTTGCGGCGATCCGCTGAACGGCGCCGTGAAGTCATCGAAATGGATGGCGACGTCGCCGACCCAGCTCAAGGCCAGGTAGCCGACCTGGTGGGTGTTGGCCGGCGTGTTGTTGTTGTTCGCCCGGATCGTGAACGACGTCGCGTCGACGGCGGTGACGAAGGTCAGGTATTGCGTGGTCGCGTTGCGCAGGGCCTGCGCCCCGGAGACGGCATTCGAGTAATATTGCAGCCGCCTGGTGTCCTCGCTGCCGCTCGCGCTCGCGCCTTCGAGGCCGCCAACCGTGGCCACGCCCTGGTCGAGGATGGTGGCGCCATCCCAGGTGGTGATGCCTTCGGAAAAGGAAAACTCCGTGGACGTGGTTTCCGGGATTGTATCGTTGTACCCGAATGTAAAAATGATCTCCGGCTCGAAGCCCAGAGAGACGGTCGTCCCGGCCGCGGGATGAAGCGTGGTGCCCGCTTGTGCCGACAGATTGTCGCCGGCGAGCAGGACGATCAGGCATTTGTAGCTGTTCGACGCATCGACTGTCGTCCAGTTGATCCTTATGCCGCCGGGGATGAACGAGACGAACGACGCCTCGGCGATGATGCCGGATGCGTCCTCGATCAGGACGCAGGCATCGGTGACCCCTGCCCGGTGATTCGTGTTGCCCGCGGCGCCGTGCTGGCTCCATGTGCACAGGGCGAACTCGTTGGTGCCGTCGGCGGCACCCCGGCCGATGAAGGCGTCGTCGAATATCGTGGTCGCCTCGGTGGCGACAGTCGGGAAGAACAGCGCGGCCTTGGGCGTATGGTCGCTGATCGACGCCAGCGTGATGTCCTGGTTGCCGGTGGACAGGGGCGTGGCGAACGCGCCGACCGCGAACAACTGATCCGTCGTGCCCGCCGCGCCGCCGCCGGCAGACCCTTGCGCGGCGACGATGCCGGGGATCACGCGGTCGCCTCGGCCAGCGCGCCGAACAGGCGCCAGGTGTCCGCCGCCACCTTCTTCGCGGTTACCACCGCGCCGTCGGTATCGGTGGCCGCCTCGCGGCCGGCCATGGGCGTGACCACCGCCCCGGTCGCGGCCTCGAACAGGAGCGGCCCGCCGACCTGCTCGAAATGCAGCTCGGTGCGGACCGGGAACGGGACCTCGCCGTCGTCGGGCAGGGTGACGACGCACCCCGCGCCGTTGGTCATGCGCAGCCAATACCCGGCGGCGTCGAGGGCGGGGGTGAAGGCGGCGCCGGCCTCGCTCGCCACCGGGGCGCCGGGGATGACGCCGGGCATCCACAGGCCGGCGGCGGCATCGAACACCAGCACGTCGCCATCGGCGGGGCCGGCGGTGGCGATCTCGACGTCGGCGAGGTCGTCGAGGCGCAATGCGCCGAAGATCAGCTGGTAGAGCGGCCCGTCGGTGATCTCGGCGGCGATGTCGAAGGTCGGGTCGGCGACGTGGTCGCGCAGCACGATGACGACGCCGACGCCTTCGACCGGGATGAGGTCGAGGCCGGCATAGGTGGTGCCGCCGACGAAGCCGCCCCGCCAGCGGAAGGTGGCCACCGGCAGGGTGAACGGCCCGAACTCGGTGCCGTTGTCGAGGTAGATCGTCAGCTGGTTGCCGGACTTGACGATGTTCGAGACCGAGGCGCCCTGCGTGCCGGCGGCGGCCGCGATCAGCTGCACCAGCTCCCAGGTGTTGCCGTCGAACTCGGCCGCTGACAGGGCCGAGCCCTTGCCGGCGCCCCAGGCGCCGGGGCCGCGATAGGTGAGGGGCATGCGAGGCTCCTATTCGTCGTCGCCCGGCGACCGCTTGCACAGCAGCCACAGGACCCGCGTCTGGCTTGCGTCGCCGGCCGTCATGCGCCCGACCGGCCGGTAGGCCTTGCCGGCGACGCGCACCACGGCGGCGGAAAAATCGAATGCGTGCGGAGACCATGCGAAGTCGCCGGAGCCGCGCCCGACGATGCTCGTGACGGTCTCCGAATAGAAGGCAGCCTGCCCGATGCCGGACGGCAGCACATTGCACGTCGGGCCGCTGGTGTAGATGTCGCCGTAGGTCTCGAACGTCGCCGACGTCCCTTCCCTGAACGTCTTCGACGGGTCGCCGGGCACCGTCAGATCCATTTCGGTGCCGGTAACGGCCTGCCATCGCCCCCACGGCCAGAAGTCGTTGCGCTCGTACATGCCCGCAGCGCCGTCGGCCGGGTATTCGAACGGGCCGAACGAGAATTCCGGCGAGTCGCCCGGCAGTCCGGATGAAGTAGCGCCGCCCACGGTCTGCCATTGCCCGGCGATGCGCTTGGCCGCCGCGAGGATCTTGTCCTCCGACGTGTATCGGTATTGCGACTTGGTGAGGAATCCGCCGTGGCGGTTGGTGTCCGATGTCTCCGGCGTGCTGCACGTGATGGAATCGTGTTCCTTCCAGACGTCCACGCCCAGGCTGACGGCGAGGTGACTTGGCCAGTGGACGTTGACGATGTTCTGGAACGGATCGAGGCGGACCGGGTCAGTCATTGGCCAGCACGAACCTGTGGCGGCGCCCGTCCGGGCCGCGGAAGAGGATGTCGTCGATAACCTCGACGTCGACCCAGCTGTCGGGATCCTCCGGGTTGGTCACCCGCTTCTCGTGGGTGGAGCGCTCGATCTCGTTGTAGACCAGCTCCGGCGGCTCGCCATCGTCGGGATCGTCGCCGCCGCCGCCCTGGATCAGCCCGGTGGTCGGCACCTTGTCGGGCGCGGCCTGGAACAGGATGTCGGACGGCCCGCCCCAGGTGATCGAGGCTTGCGTGCGCTCGCCCGGCGCGTTGCGCCGTGCGATCAGGCGCTGCAGCAGGGCATTGTCCTGTGGCTGCGGCGCGGTCTCCTGGGCGAAGCGCAGGAACTCGGCCAGGCTGCCGCCGAGCCAAACGGCTCCAGACGGGAGGATCTGCGGGCCGACGAGGTTGGCCGGGTTGACGATGGTGCCGCCATTGCCCGACCCCTGGCTGACGCCGGTGCCGCCGCCGGTGACCGTACCGGGTTTGATGAAGCCGAGGCCGCCCGGGCTGTTGCCCGAGAACTGGTTGGCACCGGACCCTGAGAACGCCATGTCAGGTCGATGCCCCCGCCTCGAGGTCGATGGTCATCGGCACCATGAGCGCCGAGACCGTGATCGGAAACGTGGTCTCGAACGGCCCGGTGTTGAGCGCCACCAGGTCGAGCAGCACCCGGGTGTGCACCTGGTTGACCGCCGAGACCGCCACCGACAGGTCCTGGGCGAAGGCCTGCAGCACCTGGCGCTGCTCGGTCTCGCCGCCCTGGACCTCGAGTCCCACCACCACCCGGGCCGGGGTCATTTGGAAGAAGTCGACGCCGTCGTCGTCGACGCCGGAATCGTCGAACTCGTCATAGGTGACGTCGCCGGCGACCGCCTCGATCACCCGGCCGTCGTGGAGCTGGATACCGTCCTCGAGCACGCCGGCCTCGACATAGACCGGCGTGCCGGTCGCCCCCGTCACCGCGTTGCCGCGGCCCAGGGTGCAGGCGATCAGCACGCTGGCCTCGAGCTTGCCGGTCGCCCCGTCGAGGCCGAAGGTGTAGCCGATGATCTTGCCGGCAGCGGTGCCGCCCGGCAGGCGGTCGTCGTCGAGAACCGCGTTCATCCGGCAGCTGAGCCCGATCGCGTCTTCGAACGGCACGGCACCCGAGATCTCGACCGCGCGCGCCCGCGCCAGCAGGTCCTTGCGCGCCCGCGCCAGCACGTATTCCAGGCTGATGCGGCCGCGGTCGGTCGGGAAGTAGGCCTTGCGGCGCGGATCGAACACCGGCAGCGCGCCGTCGGGGTCGTCGGTGGTCGGCGCGTCGATCGGCTCGCCCACCGCCGAGGAGGTCATGACCAGCGGCAGGGCGTCCTCGTCGTCGATGTCGAGCAGCAGGTCCTGGACGTCCGCCAGCAGGGTGAAGGTGACGGTCTCGGTGCGCGTGCGGGCGGCGTCGTAGTCGGCCTCGAAGGTCGGATGCAGACGCCACAGCGGAAAGTGGGCGACCGCATTGACGTCGCCGACCGTGTAGGGCGGCTCCTGGCTGGCGTCGGTCGAGGTGATCACCACCTGCTGGTACTCCACCGGGAAGGCCTTGCCGTCGGCGCGGGCGACGCGGGAGGTGCCCACGGTCCAGCCGGCGCCGATGCGGTCGCCGCGCTCCGGCCAGTCCTCGGCGAGGCCGGCGCCGGTGAAGCTGGAGATGGCGTTGGCGGCAGTGGTGCCTGACGCCTTGAAGGCGGCGACGATCGCCGCGCGCAGATCCACCGAGCCCACCGCGCGCTGGTCGTATCGGATCGTGGCGCGTCCGTCGATGCGCCGCACCGGCTGCTGCCTGACGGCGACGGCCAGGCCGTCGTAGAAGTGCCGGTCGGCGAAGTCGGCAGTGCCTGCCTCGCCGGACACGGTATCGGAGATCGTCACCACGCCGGTCAGCCGGTCGACATGCCAGGCCGCGGTGCGGGCGTCGAGCACGGCGTCGGGATCCGCCTGGCGGTCCGGCGTGATCCACACCGGGTCCCACCACGGCGCCACCTTGAGCGTTTCGGCGAGGGCCGCCTTCTGGGCGGCGAAGTCCGCCGGCCGGGCCCTGAGCGTCAGGCGCACGATCTCGGCCGAGATCTCGTCGGGAAACCCCTTCAGCTTGCCGAAGAACAGCGGCACGACACCAGCGGTCGAGCCGTCGTCCCAGCCGAGCCACGCCCAGACCTTGCGCCCCGGCCCGAGCAGGCCGAGCTTCGGATTGACCAGGTCGATCTCGAGTGCGGCAAAATTGCCCTCGGAATGGTCGACCCGGAAGCCGAAGATCTTGTCGTCCTCGCGGTCGTGCTCAGGCCCGAAGGTCGTCTCGTGCGCGTCGACCCAGGCGAATGTGAACCGGGCGGTCATGCCTCCAGCAGATCCAGCTGCCAGCCGACCGTCGCGCCCCATTCGTCGGTGCGCGTCGACCAGTCGGCGATCCGCATCGACAGCCGCGGCCGGAAAAACGTCCACTCACCCTCGGTGCGCGAGGCGACCACGGCGCGCTCCGCGCTGCCCGTGGCGGTCAGATAGGCGAGCTCGGCGATGCAGTCGACCGTGACCAGCTGCCCCGGCCACAGACCGGAGTTGGCCGGCGGTGTCTGGTCGGTGCCGATGATCGAGCTGGCGAATTTGCGGAACTGCGGCGCCAGCACGTCCTGGAGCTCGCCATTGATCGTGCGCTGCAGGGCGGTGGCGATCGGCGCCAGCGTCTGCACCAGCCCGCGGGCGGAATAGCGCGGCACGCCGAAGGTCGAGATCACCAGGACGGTGTTCGGATCCGGCATCTCTCAGCCCTTGTGGCGCGGGGGTCGGCCGCCGGTGTAGGTCGAGCGCATCTGCTCGGCGGAGACGAAGCGCAGCAGCCGGCGGGCGGTGTCCTGGTCCTGGACGACCAGGCCGGGGAAGCGTTCGCCGCCGATGGTGAGGTCGAGCTCGAGGCGCCGGGCCGGGCCGGCATCGCCCGCCGCCGCCAGCGGCAGCGGCGCCGGACCGGCAAGGCCGGCGCCAAGCGCCGCCACCAGGCCGCCCGTGGCAAAGCGCGGCAGGTCGGCCAGGCGCGACAGGTCGAGCCCCGGACCTGATCCGGGGGCCAGCCCCGAACCTGGTCCGGGAGCCAGCGCACGCCGTGCGCCGGGGCCCGATCCCGCCGCCGCCGTCAGCCGCTGGGCGAGCGCCTTGGGCAGGCGCATGGAGTTGATGGCCTGCATGAAGGCGACGCCATAGTGCCGGACCGCAGCGGCGCGGGTAACGAACTCCGTGTCGGACAGCCAGGCGAGGATCGAGTCGGACGTCGGCCCGCCCGGGCCGCGGATCAGGCCGCCGCCGGCAAAGCCCTGGGCCCCACTGCCCGACGAGGACGAGGCCTGGGCCTTGGCCGCGGCGATCGCCGCCCGCAGGCGGGCGAGCTCGGCGCTGAGCCGCGAGACCAGCGACTTGACAGCGGATTCCAGGCTCGACAGTTGCGAACGGATCGCAGAGACCACCGAGGCGAACACGGTGCGCAGGGTCGAGGCGAGTCCGGAGAAGGCCGACGCGATCCGCCCGGGCGCGGCGTCGAAGGCCGCGGCGACCTCGTTGGCCTTGGCTTGCACCTCGGCGACCAGGCCGTCGAATACGGCCGAGGCTTCCGCGGCGCGGGTCTGGAACAGGGAAACGATGCCGTCCCACAGCGCCGCGGCGCCAGCCTGGGCATTGGCAAAGGCGGTGGCGCCCGCATCAGCGATCGAGGCCCAGATGGTCGCCACGCCCTGCACAGCGGCCGTGGCAGCGGACGTGATGGCGGCGAAGGCCGAGCCCGCGGCTGCACCGACCGCCGTCCAGAAGCCGGTCAGCACGGTCCCGAGGCCGGAGAACACCAGTTCGATGCCCTGGACGGCCAGGTCTGCACCGGCCTTGATGGCGTCCCAGGCGAATTCGGCCGCGGCGATCACGCCGTTGAAAATGCCGGCGCCGAGGGCGGCGAAGGCCGAGAACAGCCGGGCCGGATCGGCGAACAGGGACTTGATGAAGTCGAAGGTGGCGGCCGCACCCGCCTTGATCTCCTCCCAGTAGAGCACGACAGCAGCCACGGCGGCCGTGATGGCGGCAACGATCAGCGCCGGCCAGCCGAGCAGGACGGGGAGCAGCGGCACGATGGCCCGGGCGATGGTGGCGATCACGGCACCGAGCGGGGCGGCCGCGCGCACCAGAGCGGCGAAGGCGCCGCCGGCGGCCGTGACCTGGGCGGCGAGGCCGGCGAACAGGGCGGTGAGGCCGGTCACCCGCGACAGCAGGGCGAGCGCGGCGACGAAGGTGGTCACCAGCGAGGCGCCGACCCGCAAGGCGGCGAACAGCACGCCGAGCGCCCCGGTCACCTGGGCGAGCGCCAGGGCGAACAGCAGCGCGCCGGCGCCGATATCGGTGCCGAACAACCGGTTGACGCCGGCGGCGACCAGATCGAGAGCCGGCAGGACGACGTCGGTCACCACCGTGCGCACCACATTGGCGAACAGCCTGAACCCGTCGATGGCGACGACCACAGCATCGCGAATCGGCAGCAGGAAGGAATTGTGCGCAGAGACCGCGGCGTCCCGGCCCTGCAGGGCGGCGATGAACTCGTTGACCACCTGGATGCCGCGGCCGACCACCGCGGTGGCGAAGTCCTGGATCTGGGCGCGATACTTCTCGATCAGGCCGGTCAGCGCGTCCTGGCCGCGGGTGATCTGCGGCGCGAACAGCAGGCCGATCTGGTTGCGCAGGCCGGCCACCGTGCGCTCGAGACGCTCGCGGCTGATGACCATCGCCTCGGCGACCCTGACCTGCTGCTCGGTGAAGATCAGGCCCAGGCGGCGCGCCTCCTCGAACCACTCCCTGAGCGCCTTCCGGCCGCCATTGAGCAGCGGGATCAGCTTGGGCCCCGCCTCCTGGCCGAGCGCCTCGACCGACAGGGCGGTTTTCTCGACGCCGTCGGGCATGGCGGCGAAGATCTCGGCGAGGTCGCCGAGCACGGCCTCGACCGAGCGGATCTTGCCGTCGGCGTCGCGGGTGGCGATGCCGAGCCGGGCGAACACATTGGTCGCGGCCTTGCCGGCCGGCGCGGTCGCCCCAAGTCCGTCGACCAGGCGATTGACGATGACGCCGGTGCCGAAGATGTCGCCGCCGACGCGCTTGATCGCCTCGCCCGCAGGCGCGATCGCCTTGTCGGCGGCGTCCTTGAGCTTGGTGCTGAGCACGGTCATCGCCTGGGCGAACTGCGCGGTCTTCACGCCGGACTGCTCGGCGGCGTACTGCAGGCCGCCATAAGCCTCGACGGTCAGCCCGACCGCCTGGGCTTGCTTGCCGGCGGCGTCCGCTGCCTCGGCACCGGCCTGCGCCACCTTGGCGATGCCGACGCCGACCGCGGCGAAGCCGGCCCCCAGCACCGTCAGCCGCGCCACCATCGAGCCGATCGACGAGCCCAGGCCGCGGAATTGGGTGCCCAGGCCGGCCACCTCCCGGCGCAGCCGCTCGGAATCGGCCCGCATCTCCTCGACCCGCTCGGACACCTTGGCCAGCGGGCCGTTGAGCTTGGCGGCGGCTTCGGCGAGCTGCTCGAACGCCGCCTCGCCGTTCTTGCCGAGGGCAACGAGTTCCTCGCGGATCTCCTTGCCGCCGGTCAGGGCGATCTTCTGCGTCAGGGTCTGGGTCTTGCGGGCCATCTAGTCGTCCCGGAAATTCTTGAAGTAGAGCAGCGACAGCAGCGCGGTGACCCGCTCGGCCACGCCGGCGACGTTAAATTTCTTCGGGATATCCACCTTCTTATGGCCAACGAACACCACCACCGAGCGCACCGTGCCGCGCCCGGCGGTCGTCCCGCGCCGGAAGGCGCCGAGGCTGGTCGAGGCGGCCTTGTCCGACCGCGCCTTGGCAACCAGCATCGGGCGGCCGGCCCGGCTCCTGGTGAACACCAGCGGGGCCACCTTCTGCTGAAACACCGCCGGAGTCCGGTAGCCCTTCGGCGCCGCCGGCGTCGGCAGCCACAGGTAGGGCTTGCCGATGATCGTGCCGCCGGTCTCGAATATTCCGGCATAGCCGATCTTGTGCCACAAGAAAGCGGCGGCATTGATCGACGGCCGGCCCTTCGGGTAGACCTCGACCCGCAGGGTGTTCTGCCAGCGCTGCGAGAACCCGGCCTTGGCGATCTCGGCCCGCGCCCCGCTCTTGAGCCGCACTGCAGCCTCGTGCATGGCGGCGGTCGCCGCCCGGGCCACCGGCCGGTACTTCTCGGTTATCGCGGCCCGGAACTCGCCCTTGGTCGCGGCCAGGAACAGGCGGAGCGCCATCAGTCGTCGTCCTCGAGCTCTTCGGTCAGGTCGGCGATGATCCGTTCCACCTTCTTCGGATCGCCATGGGCGGCGTTGAGGGCGACGGTCATCGCCTCGATCGTCGCCTTCTTGGTGCGGCGCATGGCCAGGCGGTGGAAGGCGAAAGCCTGGCGCGGGGTATAGGCCCAGACCGCCGCCGGCGGATGGCCGGCCGCGATCAGCGCTTCGACGGCTTCGGCGGCACCCGCTTGCCACCCGGCTTCGGCGGCGGGACGGCCGGGCCGGACGCGCCCTTGACCGCCTCGACCTGGGCGAGCAGGCGCTCGAGCCTCTCGACGAAAGGGCCGAAGCCCTCCGGCGCGGTCAGCGCCACGATCGCCTCGGCGAGATCCCACTGCTCGCCGATCGTCAGGTCGGCCGCCGAGACGATGGTCTCCGTGTCCCCGGCCATGCCGACGCCGGCGGCGATCAGCTCGGGCAGCGACCGGGTGAGCGCCGCGACCAGCGCCACGGGATCGAGGGCGCCGGCGAGCCCGGCCTTGACCAGGTCGGTCTCGGCCATGATCCGCCCGACCACGAAGGCGAGCGAGGCCCCGTGCACGGTGACCGCCTTGCCCCTCACCTGGACGGTCCGGGTGAGGGGCGCGATGTCGAGGAACGGGTTGGCCATCAGGCGCCGTCCGCCAGGCGCTCGACGGTGCCGAACACGCCGCCGGTGATCAGCGACTTGCCGGTCAGCTGGCAGCGGGCCCAGTCGTCGCTGATCCAGTCGAAGTCGCCCGACGGAATCATCGAAACGCTCGGGATGACGACCTCGTAGCGCGCACCGATGGTGTTGGCGCCGGTGAAGCGCAAAGCGCCGGTGATGGTGGTGATGTCGAGGATGCCGAACTGCAGGTTGCCGTCGGAATTGGTCTCGACCTCGCCGAAGTAGAACAGGGCGAGGTTGTCGATCGTGATCTCCTCGAGGTCGATGGCGAAGTTGAGACCGGCCTGGACGGTGACTTCGCGGTCGACCGCCCGGATGCCCTCCATCGAGGAGAAGTGCTCGCGGGTCTCGAACACCGGGGTGGTCACGAAGGACGGGCAGTTGCCGACATGGCGCTCGACGCCGCCGGTGGGCGTGAAATAGAGATTGCCCTTGCCTTCGAAATAGTTGAGCGGATTGGGTGAGACCGGCATGGCGGATATCTCCTTTGCCTTCGGGGTTTGAGCTGAAAATGCGAGGGAACGCAGCGGACCCCGGACCTGACCGGGGGTGAGCGAAATCAGAGATCCAGCGGGCGCAGCATGTAGGTGATCGAGAACATGAGGGCCATCTGGCCCTCCTGGGTGCGGCCGAGCCCCAGATCGGTCGCCATGCCGTCGTAGCGGACGCCCCGGCCCTGGTGGCTGAGGGCGGCCAGCGTGGCATCGGTCAGCACCGCCTTGATCAGGGCGGCGCGCCAGGCGTTGAGCGCCGGCCCGAGGGCCGCGGCCTCGCCCCCGGCGGCGATCACCAGCTGAGGCTGCATGGTCACCCGCCGCGGGGCTGTCTGCGGCCGGCCGGCCGGGTCGGCGTCGTCGGCCTCCTCGTCGCCCTCCATCAGGCAGATCGCCGGCAGCATGGTCTCGTCGGTGACGATCTCGTTGCGGAACAGGTTGGCGATGCCGGCGAGAGCGCCGGCGAGGGCCGCGAGGCGGGCCATGATCTGTTCGCGCGGATCGTCCATGGCTCAGTCTCCGGCGGATTCGGTCAGCAGCAGCAGCAGCTCGCCCGCCGCCTCGCCGGTCGGGGCCGGCCTCGAATCGGTGACCTTGATGACCCAGGTCTGCTCATTGAAGGTGATCAGGGCGTCGCGCAGGTCCTCGCGACTGACGCCGCGGGCCGTCAGCTCCGGCACCCGCACGGTCGCCGCGGCGCGCAGGCCGCGCACGGCCGGCCGCTGGGCGAGGTCGCGGCCCACGGCCGTGAACAGCTCGTGCGAGCGGGACTTGTCGATCACCGTGACGTCGACCGGTGCGGTCAGCCCGGCGATCTCGATCACCGCCGCCACGCCGAGCCGCTCGTAGATCGGGTCGTACAGGCTGGCGGCATAGTCGACGGTCATGAGCGGCCCGCGACGTAGCCTGTGGCGAGAGCCACGCGTGCGGGATCCCGGTCGATGCCGACGAAGGTCATGCCCAGCTCCAGCGCCGCGCGGCCGGTGGTGCCGCGGCCCATGAAGCCGTCCCAGACGGTCCAGCCGGGCTGGCCGTAGGCGGCGAGCAGGCGCATCGGCAGGGCCAGCGGGAACCAGCCGTGGGCGGCGTCGAGGCCGTCGTGGTCCTCGGTGAGGTCGGTCAGATCGAGGTCGAGCACCGCCAGCCCGGCGACCCAGACCCGGTTGCGCATGCCCTCCCCCCAGGCCGACACCTCCAGGAGCGGCCGGCCGCCGATCCAGGCCTCGCACCGCGCCTTGCGCTCGGCGAAGTTGGAGACGATCGCCGGCACGGCGTGCAGGCAGGCCGGCAGCGGTCCGTAGGGGTTGGTCAGTACCAGGTCGGCATGGCCGGTCCACGCCGCCGCGTCGCCCACGCTCAGAATTGAGGCGCCAGGCATGCCGTCCCCTCCTGGACGAGGTCGCGCAGGCGCACCGGCGCGATCAGCTCGACAAAGGTCTCCGGATAGCGCTCGCCCTCGAAGCGCAAGGCGTGGGCCGGATGGCCGGCGATGGTCACCGGGTAAAGCCGCGCCCAGCGCGGCGCCCAGGGTGATCCGAGGCCGGCCTTGCGGTCGACCACGTCGAGGAGCTGGGCGCGCACATAGCCGCGGTCCCAGGCGAACGGCCGGTCGAGCGCCAGGTTGAGTGAGCCGGGATGAGGCGGCCAGCCCAGCACGGCGGCGAGCTCGCGGATCCGCCGGCCTCCGGCATGCTCGAAGGCCGGGGCAGCGCCGCCGGCGCCGGGCTTGAGCGTCGCGGTCCAGGACAGGGGCGCGGCGGCGACGCGCGTGAAGCGCCAGACCTCGCGGGTCGGCTCGTGGAGAGCCGGGCCGATCCGTTCTGCGGCAAACCAGGGCGCGGCCGCGGCGAGGATGGCCGCGCGGCTGTAGCCCGGGCGGTTGGCATTCGAGACGTTGCGCTGCACCACGGAATCGGTATCGTCGACCGGCCCCTCCCACAGGACGACGCCGCCGCTGACGGTATGCTGCGCCAGCCAGGTCCACACCGCGCGATGGTCGCCGCAGTTCTCGTAGATGTGATGGTAGACCGACAGGCAGAGCACGACGTCGAAGAGGCCGAACTCGTGCCACTGCCGGCCCAGATCGACCTGCTCGAAGCGACAGGCGCGATAGCGGAAATCGGACCTGGCGCGTTCGCGGTTGATCGCCACCAGGTTGAGCGGGCCCTTGCCCCTGACGACACGATTGCGGTCGAGGCCGAGCACCGGGCCCGCGCCCAGCCCCGCCGCGAGGAACGACCAGTAGCCATGATCGCAACCGACGTCGAGGACCGCCCTGCCGGCGAGATCGGGCAACGGCACGGCGTGGCGCTTGGCGGCCATCCGCGCCGCCGTCTGGTATTCGCCCATGTCGACGGCGAGGCCGTTAAATCCGGTCATAGGTCTCGACCTCCAGCGGATAGTCGGTGGCGTAGCGCGCGATCAGCGCCTCCCACTTGGTCATCGGGCGGCCCTCGTAGGGCAGGACGTGGTCGTAGGCCCTGAGCGCCCCGACCTTGATTTCGAGCTCGTCGGCGCGGAGCTGCATGGTGAGCGAGCCTGCCCCTCCGGGGCGCGCGCCGATCGCCAGCATCCGCCCGGCGGCCCGCGCTCGTACCGCGTGATGCACCTGGACGTGATGCGGGTGTCCGTACTCCCCTGCCTCGCCGTGGCTGACGACGACCTCGAAGCCGCTCAGGCTCAGGTGCTCGAGGCCCTGCAGCTGGCCGCGCGGATCCTCAACGAAGGGCAGCAGGCGGGCGGTGGCCCCGAGCCGCTCGCAGGCATTGAAGAACTTCCACGCCCGCACCGGGTCGCGCACCGGGATCGAGCAGCAGATGACGGTCCAGTCGACGAGGAGATAGCGAGCGATCAGGCCGCCGCACCACAGCGACTCGTCGTCCGGGTGCGCCACCACGACGGCGCCGCGGCCGGCGGCGCGCACGGCGTGCGCCATCATGTCGTCGAGTTCGCTCATAGCCTGCCCCCGACATGATCGGGGGGCACCATGATGAAATCCTCGTGCATGACCTTGGCGACCCGGTAGCCCCACGCGATGAGCAGGTCGCGGCCGGCCTTGGGGGCGAGGCCATAGCGCGCCGCATGGGGGTCGTGCTGCTCGACGATCACCACCGGCCGGTCCCGGCGGATCGTCGCTTCCGCACCGGCGAGCACCTTGGCCTCGTAGCCCTCGCAGTCGATCTTGACCAGGTCGACCGCACACTCGCCCACCAGCTCGGCATAGAGGTCGTCGAGCCGGGCGACCGGCGCGACGACGCCGGATTCTCCGTCGATCGCCACCAGGCTCTCGCCGGAATTGACCGCTCGCGGCGTCGTCACGGCGCACTCGCCGTTGACATCGCCGAGCGCGCCCTCGGCTAGGGTGACGTGGTCATAGTCAGGCCCGTCGAGATTGCGCAGGAAGCAAGCCGCATGGAGCGGCACCGGCTCGAAGGCCACGACCTGGTCGAAATGCTGCGCCAGGTGCATCGACCACAGGCCGACATGAGCCCCGATGTCGAGCGCCAGGCGGAAGTCCCGGACCTCCGCGATCGCGGCCTCGAGCTTCGCCAGCTGGTAGGACGACCGGCCGGCGGCGCGGCGCGAGCGGCGGACCTGGTCGGCCATGTGCGCGTCACCCTTCGGCAGCCAGACATCTCCATGCCGGGTCATGTCGCCTTGGTTCAGTCCCATGCGCTCCCGTCCAGCACGGCATCGAGGGTCGCGAAGCCGAAACAGCGGATCGCCGACGCCGGATTGAGGTTGACCACGGACACGCCGCGGGCGGCGATGTCGCCGGCGAAGGCGGTCATCTCCGCCGCCCAGTCCGGGTAGTCGCGCACTCCGAAGCGGCACGTCCACTCGTAGCCGCCGTGCCAGTGCCCCGGCCCGGTCATGTCGTAGCCGACAAGGGCGATCCTGATGGCGCCGGCCGCCACCGCATGGGTGAGCGCCCCCCGGCCCGAATTGCCGGCATGGGACACGTTGGGGTCGTCCGGCAGGCCGCAGGCATCCCTGCGCTCGATCCGGTCGAGCCGGCCGATCCACGGCAGCTTGCAACCCGCTGGCGCGGCGACGATTCGGGCGCCGGCGAAATAGCGCGCCATCTCCCGGCGCCGGCGCAGCCAGAACACGTCGGCGGTGAACAGCGCGTCGGCCCAGGGCAGCGCCCGGGCGCTGTCGTTGATCGCCACCACGGTCAGCCGGCCGCGCGCTCGGTCGATGTCGATGGTCCCCGCCGACGGCCCGCCGCCGACCAGCAGCACCGGCCGGGCCGCCCAGTCGATCGCCGGGCCTGATGCGGGAACGACCGCCGGGCGGCGTCTCGCCCGCATCAGGCGGCCGTCTGCGCCGCCGGCCCCGGGCGGACCTGATCCACGGGACCCGGGGGCAGCTGCCAGCCGATGTCCGCCGGCCGGGGCCGGCCATGAAAGCACACCACCCGGGCGCCGGCCGGCACCGCCCCGCAGCCGGTTTCGCGCGACCCCTGGGCGCGGCGGACATGCACCTTCCAGCTCACCACCTGGCCGGGCACGAGATCCTGCCAGCGGTCGACATCATGGCCGAGGACACGGCCGAGGAATTTCTGATCGCCGATCGCCCGGCGGTCGTCGAAGCGCTCGCAGTCGCGGATATGGCCGGCCGGGTCGGCGATCCAGGCGTCCCACACCCGCGCCCGGGCGGCCTCGGGAAGGAACATGACGCCCGACGCGATCCGCTCCGGCCAGTAGAAGTCCGACAGCATGGTCAGCCGGCGGGCGGCGGCGAAGCCCTCGAGGCCGCCGCAGACGATGGTGTCGAGGTCGAAGTAGAGCAGGTCGCCGTCGATGTCGGGACGGAACAGCTCCATCTTCGCCCACCAGCCCGGCCAGTCGTGAGCCAGCGGGATGCGCGGTGCCTCGACCTCGACGTCCGACAGGGAGACGAACGCCGCGCCCGGCAGGTGCTGGGCAACCGCGACGCGCAGCCGGGCGACGTCGGCCGGACCGTAGACCCCGGATCCCAGCCCGGGGCGGGCGCGCAGCACGCAGGCGACCGTCACAGACATGCGCTGAGCTCCCGGTAGGGCCAGAACGGCAGGCGGCCGGTGGGCGAGGTGTTGACGACCTCGATGCCGCGGGCGGCGAGCGCCTCGGCGGCGATCGCCAGCTCCTCGGCGTGGGTGTCCCAGCGGCTTGGGTCAAAGCTCCAGCGCGCCGGGTGCGGGGCGTGGTGGTGGCAGCGCCCGTCGGCGCCGGCGGCCATGTCGGTGGCCACCGTGACGATCCGCGCGACGCCCAAGTGGGCGAGAAGGCTGAGGCCGCCCTGCACCGACGTCGACTTCATCGCCACCTGGTGGCGCCCGGCGGCGAGGCCGTCCTCGTAAGACACCTTCTCGACATACTCCAGCCGCGGCAGGACGGCGCCGGCGGCGTTGACGGCGGCGGCCAGGTGCGGCAGCGAGATCGCCACTGCCGCCTTCGAGCAGGTGACGACCCGGCCGGCGAAGCCGTCGAGGCCGCGCCAGTATTCCCGGAGCCAGCGCTCGTCGTGAAAGAAGCCCATGTCGGCGAAGGGCACCACGGTGGTCATGGACGTGTTGATCGCCAGCACCCGGCGGCCGCGCAGGCACTCGAGGGTGCCGTCGGGACCGCACCAGCGCGCCGCCGACGGTCCGCCGGCGACCAGGAACGCGGTCTCGCCGGCCCAGTCGGGTCCGATTGCCAGGGCCTGCGGGGCAATGGGGCGCATGGGGAGAGCCTGCGGGACCCCCGGACCTGATCCGGGGCTTGAGGAAAGAGGTGCGGCGGGCAGCCGAGGGAGCGACCGCCCGCCGCGGGCGCGGCCAGAGGAGGGAAAGCCGCGATCAGGTCTTGGTGCCATTGACCAGCACCTGGGGCTTGCGGCACACCGACAGCGGGTTGGACTGGATCTCGACGCGGATGCCCTTGTCGTTGTCCATGCGCACTTGCTTGACGTAGCGGGGGAATCCCTCGGTGTTGACCGTCTCGATGTAGTCGGCCGGGGCGAAGTAGGTCTTGAACAGCTCCGGCACGCCGACCGGGAACAGGTGGCACTCGTCATCGTTGACGAACCCGGAAGCACCACCGGTGCGATAGCGTTCCCATGTGATATCGCCGAACTCAAAGGTCCGCGGCATGCCCGCCCTGAGCACGTTGGCGAACGCCGTGTTCTTGAACGACTCGACCACTTCCTTGTGGGATAGGACGTCACGGTAGAACCCGCGACCACAGATCGCGTGGATGCCGTCATAGGAATCGGCGCCGAGTGCATCCTCGATGGTCTCGATCACCGTGTCGCACTTCTTGCGGAAAGCCCCAGAGGCGGGGTTGGCGTTGTCGAGATCGAAGTCGACCGTCGACTGCGCCGACTCGTCGAACGCGGTGAACAGGTTGAGCCTGGTGTTGCCGTTCTTGTCGAGCACGATGCCCTTGATCGCCCCGATGCGCTGGTGTTCCAGCGTGGCGTCGAAGTCGCGGAAATGCTTCATCGACCGCTTGACGATCAGGCGCTGCAGGTCCTCTTTCATGTCGGCGGACCCGAGCATGCGCCGGCCCTGGACCTCGTCGGCCATGACCGCGTCGTCGCGCTGGAAGTGCTCGACCGGGATCGCGAGCAGCGAGCCGCGGTCCTTGGCGACCGTCTCGCCGGGCCCGCCGCGCGGGGTCGGTCCGACCAGGGTGAGCACGCCGTTGATCTTGTCGAAGGCGACCGTGGTGGTGGTCACGCCCTCCTCCTCGAAGATGCCGAGCTGGGAGAGCTGCTTCGGCGCGTAGGGCTCATTGTTGACCAGCCCGGTCAAGTCGAGGACGGAAAAGCCGTCGTCGGAGAAGATGTCGAGGATACCCATGGGATAAGTCTCTCTTGCTGCCGGCGGATGCCGGATGGGTGGGGAGTGTCCGGCGCAGCCGGAGCGGTGCGGTTACTGCCGGGCGATGATGCCGAGCAGGGCGAGGGAGGCGATGGTGTGGGCCTCCTCGCCGCCTTCGGAGGTTTCCTCCGGATAGGTCAGCTCGTGGAGGTTCACCTCGCCGTCGCGCGCGAAGTAGGACACGTCGACATCGGCCGACGTGGCGTCGACGTTGTAGAGCAGGATGCCCTTGGCCTCGGTCTCCAGCGAGCCGTCGGAGTTCTCGGTGACGGTGAAGGCGGTGAGCTTGCCGGCGCCGTTGTCCATCAGCACCTGGCCGGCCTTGAGATCCTGGCCGGTCACCAGCACGCCGTTGTCACGCGAGCGGGCGCCTGCGGCCTCGCTCAGGACGAATCCGGCCGCGTAGCGGCCCTCGGTCTTGGTTACCATGATGTGTGATCCTTGTGTTTGAGGGTCCGCTTGCCCCGGGCCTGACCCGGGGGCTGCGGCGGACGATCGGGGGATGGCCTCAGTGGGTCGGCTGCATCGCCTTGCGGCGCGCGGCATAGACCGACGCCGCACTCGGCACCGCGGCCGCCTGGCGCGGGGCGCCGGTCTGCACCGGCCCGCCCAGGGCGAGGTCTGTGCCCTGGCCGGCCATGCGGCTCTCGATCGACGGCACGGCCGCTGCCGGCTGGGCGATGTCGAGGCCGGCGACGAAGCCGATCACGTCGGCGGCCGCCATGTCGGGCGACTTGAGCGCCAGATCGAGGGCGGTGCGCTCGCGGCCCTTGACCTTGTCATCGGCGAGGATCGCGGCGAACCGCTCGCGTTCGGCCTTGGCACCGGCGGCGTGGCCGTCGGTGCGCGCCGCGGCGACCGCCAGGTCGTGCTCGGCCTTGGGGATGCCCGCGGTCTCGGCGGCGGGCGCGCTCGTGGTCTGCGTCATCTGGAATGATCCTTTCATGACGGTGGTTGAGCGGCTTCCGCCGCGGGAGAGATCGGCCAGCACCTCCTCGAAGGTGCCGAGCTCGTCGGCGAGCCCGACGTCGACCGCGTCGGCGCCGAGGAAGGTGCGCGCCTCGGTGGCGCGGATGGCTGCGTCGTCGAGGCCGTCGCGCAGCTGCGCGACCGTGCCGACGAACAGGTCGTAGAACCTGTCGACCTCGGCCTGCAGCCCGTCGCGGGCACTTTCGGGCAACGGCCCGAACGGATGGCCGTCGACCTTGTGGGCGCCGGCGAAGATCAGGGTCGGCGTGATGCCGCGCTTGTCGATCGCGCGGCTGTAATCGGCATGGACCATGACCACGCCGATCGAACCGACGATGCCGCTCGGGCCGGTGACGATGCGCCGGGCGCCCGCGGCGATCGCGTAGGCCGCCGACGCCGCCATGCCGTTGACCACCGCATGGACCGGCTTGATCCTGTCGGCGGCGCGCACGGCGTGCGCGGTCTCGAAGGCGCCGACCGCCTCGCCGCCGGGGCTCTCGATGTCGAGGAGGATCGCGCGGGTCCGCGGGTCCGCAGCCGCCACGGCAACCTGGTGCTTGATGCCCTCGTAGGAGGTCGAGCCGGAATAGGACCCGATCCACGCGCCGCGATTGACGAGGCTGCCGGTCACCGTGATGACGGCAATGCCATTCTTGGTGCGTCGGTAGGGCAGCCGCGACTGCTGCCCGGTGAGGGGATCGGTGTCGACAGACTCGCCAACGAAGCGCGAGGCCTCCGGCGACGGCCCCGTGAGCACGGCGCGGGCCTCCTCGGGCAGTTCGGCGATGCGCGCCTGGGCTTCGTCCCGCAGCTCCTGGTCGGTCTCGACCGGGATCCGTCCCTCGAGCACGCCCAGGATCAGCGGCACCTTGTCGGGATGGATCAGCAGCGGACGGTTGAGCGCCCGCTCGGCGATGCGCAGCAAGAGCGACATGGGGGAACCTTTCGGTGCGCGGACGGCCCCGCCCCACCCCGTCATCCCGGACTTGATCCGGGACCCACGGATGACGGCGGCAAGCGGGAACGGAGATTGGGGCACTGGGTCCCGGTTCTGCGCGGGGATGACGGTGAAAGGGAGCGGATCAGCCCCCGGTGAACGCCCGGCGGCGGCTGCGGCCCTGCGACGCTTGGCACTCGGCATAAAGCAGTCTCAGACGATCCTGCATGGCGCGGATGTTCGCCGGACTGTACTCGGTGCTCAAATTTCCATGGGCAACGGATTTCACGGTCTGGCCAGATATGATCTTGAGATACGTCGCGTTCAGGGCCGCATATGCAGCACAAGGATCGTCCTCACCGGATTCCGCCATGGTCAGTCCTCGCTGTCGCGGCCGGTATCCCCGGTCGCCTCGTATTGCCGCCGGGCGAGATCGTCAATCCATGTCAGGCCGTCCCCTTCGAGGCCTGTTACGGCTTCGAGACAGTCCAGATGTTCGGGAAGATCGCCAGGCTCTACGCGCGTGAAGAACCGGCATCCGTTCACCTCATGCGCACCGACGCACAGCACATCGTTGCCGACAAGCTCGATCAATATGTCATCGTCTGGCAACCGGCGAAGCATCATGGTCTCTCCTCCTGGTCCTCGTTGGGCTCGTCCTCTTCGCGACCCTCGCCGCCGTCTTGCCCCGGGCTCGACCCGCGGGCCGGCGCCGCCGCGGCGCGGTCCTTCAGCCCCAGCGCCTCGCGCCGGTCCTGCTCGCGCTTGCGCTGCTCGTACCAGTCGTCCGGGTCGCCGCCGAGCTCGTCGAAGATCACCGCATCCGGCACGCCGACCTTCTGCCAGGTCTCCGCCGCCTTGGCCGCCTTCAGCTCGTCGGCCTGAGGCTTGGTCGGTCCGCGCCAGTTGGCCTGAGCGGCCGCCTCGCGGTTGGCGAGATAGCCGGCGACGCCGCCGGGGAACGGCGTGCGGCCGGCCTCGATGTCCTCCTCGAGCCAGGCCTCGTAGCAGGCCTGGGCGAGCGGCACGACGATGTCGCGGCGGCGCTGCAGCACCCGCGGCCAGACCACCGCCGTGCCCATCTTGATCGACGAGAAGGTGGCGCCGGCGAAGTCGCCGGTCATCTCCTCGTAGGTCAGCGCGCAGGCGCGGGAGATCTCGCGCAGCAGGAAGCGGGCGAAGGCCTCGTAGGTCGAGTTCGGGTGCTCGGAGCGGAAGAACTGCAGCTCGTCGCCGGGAAAGCCGTGCAGCACCTTGCCGGTCACGCCCAGGTTGAGGTCGGTCGTCTTGTACCAGTCGGCCCGGTTGTCGAGATAGGTCGCGAGCTGGTCGGCTTCCGCGCTCGACTGCATGCCGGCCAGCACCTCCTCGGACGGGGCCTGGCTCTTGAACATGGCGGCGAACACCGCCTGGATCAGCGCCGCGGTGAGGGTGGCGTCGGCCAGCTGGTCGAACTGGCGGGTCACCTTCAGGATCGGCGTCAACGGCGAGATGCCGCGCACCTGGTCGGGCTCGCCGTCGAACACGTGGATCACCAGCGGCCGGCCGAAGGCGTCGCGGGCGGCCAGCTCGACCTCCTCCTCGCCTCCCCAGGCGGTCCGGCGCTTGAGCAGGTAGGCGCGCGCCGCGCCCACGCCGTCGAGACGGATCCCCTGCACCAGGTCGCGACCCTCCGAGCGCTGCGACAGGCGCCAGGCCGGCAGCAGCTTGACCTTGGTGGCAAACGCCGAGCCCGGGCGGCGGAACCACGGCAGGCTCGCCAGCACCTCGCCGGTCGCCATCCAGTGGCGATAGGCCTGGACCAGGATCTTGCCGAAGGTGAAGCGGCCGCCGGCGTCGCAGGCCCGCGCGTCCTCCGCCCAGATCGAGAACCGGGACTCGACCCGGCGCGCCCAGCCGTTGGCCTCGTCCTGGGTCCAGCCGAGCGCCTCGGCGTTGGGCTTGGCGTTGAGCTCCAGGCGGGTGCCGACCACGTGGGCGGCGGACTGTTCGGTGGCGCCGGCCAGCCAGCCGGAGTTCTGGATCGAGTCGACCGCCCGCGCCGCGGCCAGCCGCCACGCCTGCCGCACGTCGTCGTTGGACTCGCGAAGGCTGGGCTGCCAGCGGAAGAAGACGGGGATCTCGCCGCCGCGCATGAACGAGGACCTGGGCGCCGGGCGCGACGGCGCCGCGGCCGGCCCGAACAGGTCCGGCTGGCGGCCGGCGCGCACCCGCACGCGCGGCTTCTCGGTGGCGGCTGCCGTCATCGGGGGATCCTCATCCGTTCAGCCTCGCGGCGATCTCGGCGATGGTGCGCCGCGGCTTCGGCGCGGTCTGGTGGGCGGCGTCGCTGAGGCGGGCCGGGTTGGCGGGGTCGAACAGGTCCGCCTGGGGCTCGGGCGGGGCGGCCTCGCGCTCGGCGGCAAGGCGCTGCCAGTCTTCGGGGCTGCGGGTGTAGAAGCCGCAGCGGATCCCGGCGGCCTCGGCATAGAGCTCGGTGTCGAGCACTTCGTTGCGGTCGTGGTCGAGGCGCCAGGCGGCCTTCGGGTAGCCCCAGCGGTCGGTCTGCACCACCCGCTTCTCGGCGGTGAGCTGGCGGTAGAACTCGTCGTCGAGGCCCCTGGGATAGGCGCAGGCGCCGCGGGCCAGCGGATCCGGCTTCTTGAGGTGCTCGTAGAGCGCCATCTTGAGGCCGGAAACGCCCACGTTGTAGAACCTTTTCTGGGCCTTGCGCACCTTGCCGTCGGCGCGGCGCTCGGACTTGGTCAGCGCCAGGGTCGGCGCCTGCTCGGACTTGGCGCCGCGCACCACGATCACCCGGTTCCAGGAATGCTTCTTGGCCCAGGCGAACACGTCGGTGGTGTAGGCGTTGCCGTCGATCGCCAGCATGTCGAGGCCGCGCCGGTGGCCGAACTCGTCGGGCCAGGTGCGCGCCAGGAACGCGGTCAGGGCCTCGCGGCACGCTTCCTCGCCGATATGATGCGGGATGACCTCGTAGTCGATGGTCCAGCGGCGCAGGCGGTCGCCGAACCCCTTGACGTGGACCTCGACCCGGTCGCCCTGGCAGTCGACCCCGGCGCAGACGATGAGGGCACCGGGCGGGATCCGGCCGCGGTCGTAGCCGCCCTCGCCGTCGTTCGCCCGGTCGCGGATCGCCTCCCAGGGCTGTGCCTCGGCCGCGCCTTCGTAGGCGATCCCCAGCACGTCGTTGAAGAACGTTTGCTCGGCGTGCGGGTCGCCCTCGGCCTCGAGCCATTCCCGGGCGATCGATTCCCAGTCCCGCGTCGGCGAATAGGCCCGCCAGGTGTGGAAGCTCGGGTTCGCCGCGGCCGGGTTGTCGGCGACCCAGCGCCCGGCGGCCAGCATCGACGCCTTGTGACGGTGCTCGATGGCGCAGCCGCAAGCGGTGCAGGTGAAGTGGGCGTCGCCGGGCGCCTCGGGCTTGATCGAGGCCTGCAGGTTCGCCCATTCGAGCGGTTGCAAGTGCTGGCAGTGCGGGCACGGCACGTGCCAGCGCTCCTGGGTGCCGGCCTTGTAGGACCGGGTGATCCGGCAGCTGCGCGCGAGCAGCGGCGTGCCGAGCTTGAGGATCTTGGCCCAATCGAACGCGCTCGAGCGGCTGTCGGCCTGGCGCTCCGGATCGCCGCCGGTGTTGGGCTCCCACTTGGCGAGGTCGTCCTGCACCTGGCGCGGCACGGTGATCATCGACAGCGACGCCGGCGAGTTGGCGCCGGAGATCTGCAACGAGCCGCGGCCGTCCTTCCTCTGCTGGTAGAGCACGGTGTCGGTCGAGTCGCGGGTCTTGACCTCGCCGAACATGCGCTTGAGCGCGGCCGACTGGCGGCGCATCTGGCTCCACTTGCCCCGGCTCCACCGGACCGCGTTGTCGTGGGTCGGGTGGACGTAGAGCATCTCGCACGGCTCGAGGTCCATGGACGCGGCGACGAAGATCTGGCCGATCGTCGTCTTGACGATCTGCGCCGAGCCCATGACCGTCACGACGCGCGCCGGATCCTCCGGGCCCAGCACCTCGAGGATGCGTTCCGCCGGCGGGAAGGTCGCGCGCCGGTAGGGGCCGGGGATCGGGCTCTCGTTGCCGAACACCACGTTGGCCTCGGCCCAGGCGTTGAAGTCGGGCGGCGGCGGCGGCCGCATGACAGCCTCGGTGACCGAGGCGGCGAGCCGGGCCGGGTCGACCAGCAGGCTCACTCGGCGGCCTCGAGCTGGCGCGCCGCGGCCTCGTCGGCGGTGCCGGTGCGGAACGCGCGCCACGCCCGGCGGATCTCGCTCGAGACCTCCTTCCAGTCGAGGCCGTGGGCGTCGGCGAGCCTGTGGGCCAGCGTGTTGGTCATGAAGGTCTCGGTCTCGGTGACGATCGTCGACAGTTCGCGGCCCCAGGCGCGCCTGGCTTCGGCGGCGTCGATCCAGCGGCCCTCGTCGAGCGCCAGCTTGCGCCGCGCCAGCTCGGCCTCGGATTCGGCGCGGTCGGCATCGGCCTTGCGCCGCCGCGCGATGTCGTCGGACTCGTCCCGCTCGGCGGCGGCGGCCGTGGTGGCGACGGGCTGGGCCAGGCGGTCCTGCTGCACCGGATCGAGGCTGCGGGCAAGATCGGCGTCGGCCTGCTCGACCCAGATCCGCGCCCGGTTGCCGGTGCCGATCAGCGCCGCGGCGGTGAGACGCCCATCCTTGATCCAGTTCGAAACCGCCGCCGGCGACCGGCCCTTGAGGCGGGCGAACTCGCCCTTGGTGACGACGGTTTTCATGGGGTCATTCAGGCGGGACGATGAATTTCAGCCCGCCGCGAATCCTGCTTTGCTGGAAATCACAAACGCTTCGCCCGCCCGCATTGCTTTTCGAGGCCCGGGAGAACCTAAAATTGACCGGGGCGGAAGCCGCGACCGCCGCGGTGGGCCTGCAACGCACGGCGTGCGCGGTCGGCCAGCAGGGTGGCGAGCTCGGGATGCTCGCGCTCCAGCGTCGCACGACCATTGCAGGCAAGGATGCG